CAGTTGGTCGGGACGCCGGGGTTGATTCGCAACTACAACACGATTTGAAAGGAAAACTGATGACGCCTACACTACCAAGCGCACCCGCGCTCGCACTCGTTCTCGATCCCGTCTCCGGGCAATATTCGATCAAGGGGACTACGATCCCGTACCGGACCACCCCGATCACGCCGGAGATTCTGGTGGACAAAACTATTCCGCCGATTCCGGAGTACGCCAGCACGGCTCTGCCGAATGACGCGACGGTCGATTTCGGCGGCGAGACTTACGCGCCCGCGTCGGATAACCGATTGTTTCGGCTGCTCACCCTGAATGCGGCGGGAGGCGTGGCCCTCGGAGGCGTCCAGGTTTTGACCGACGCCCAAGTCAACGCGGGGTACCAATTGCCTCCCATGCTGCCTGCGGCCCTCTCTACGAGCACGCCGGATCAGGTGCGGGCCTACGTGGCCAGCTTCGCCGGCGCTCCAGCTCAACTCGCGGCCGCGCTGTCCATCGCGGTCTCGCTGGCCTCGATGGCGAATCAGTTGCCTGCAAGCGCACCGGCAGCGGCTCCGGCCGCCGCGCCCGTCACAAACCAATCGGAAGGACTCGGTACCGCTCCGCCCCCGCCTCAAGGGTTTGGCGCGATCACAATCGAGCCGGGGTTCCAAGCCAACCCCACGAGTTAACGCCATGAGGCTCGCTGCGCTGCTCCTATTGGCGGTGGCTCTACTGGCGGGGCAGTCGAATCCGCTGGCGCCGGCCTCGAGCCCGCCAGCCCCGGTTGCCGCGCCCGCTGCCACGCCGGCCCCGGCGAGCTTCCTGGTGACGATGACGGATCCCCTGGTGGTGTCCCTGGCCGCCTACGACCTGACGCAGGTCGCGAATGGCGCCACGGCCTGGAAATTCACAGTGGCGGGCAAATCCTACAGCGTGTCGGCCGCGCAACAGACGGGGATCGCTGCGGCCACCACCATCGGCGCGGCGGCGATCGCGCACCGCTGGCCGAAGCTCAAGACGCCTCTCACCGTGATTCTGGCGGCGGCCTCGGCGTACTACGGCGGGAAGGCTTACGCTCAGGCCCAACTGCACGGGACGGCAACGGCGGCGCACTGATCGGAAAACCATGCGTTCGCTCTCGGATTTTCTAACCTCGGTGGGCGTCGGGTTCGCTCAGTTTTTGGAGCGCGAGGCTGGCTACGAGTGCATGAGCGTGGGCCTGATCGTGGTGGGCATAGTTGCGGTGGACCCGAATAGCAGGGCCCAGGTGGGACGGGACCTGATTTCCTTTGGCCTGGGAGTACTCGCCAGGAGCATGGGGGCCCGAAGGCCCACCGGAGCGACGCAATAAATGAGTCCAGCCCTCATCGAAACCGTTCCCTGCCACTGGTGCACGAAGCACCGGCCGCGGTACCGCGTCCACCGGTTTCAGAGCAATCAAGCCATCTGCGACTACTGCCTGGACTGGCACTACCACTGTCTCGAATTCCTGAGCGGCGCGGCGCCGGCCGGCTGCCAGGTATGCCTGACGAGCTGGGCCGATCTGCGCGCGCGCGAGCTGGGCGCCCAGGTGCGGCTCTATGTCGTGCCGAAAGACGGCATTCTCCAACTGCTCTGCGCGGCCTGCGTAAAGCCGTATCTGCCGAAAACGAAACAACTCTACAAAGGCACCCAATTCGGTGCCGAGGCTTTGAAAATCCTATGACACCATCACCCCCTTCCACTGTGATTTCTCCGCCGGCCCCCACGCCGCCGGCCCCGCCGACAGCTCCGGCGGCCCCCCAGGCTCCCGCGGCGCCGGACGCCGCCGAGCTGCAGCGCAAGATCGACGCGCTCACCGCTCAAGTCAGCGAGGGCCAGCGCACCGCGGAGTTCTGGTACAACAAGGCCAACGCTCAGCCGGCGCCTCCAAAGTCCGCAGCCGCGGACGAACCCGAGGTGGACGTGCTCGACCTCGCCACCAAGGGCGGGAAGGCCTTCGAAGCCTACATGGAGTCCTGGGCCAAAAAGCAGGGCTACGTCAAGGGCGAGCAGATGAGCGAGGCCATCACTGCGAAAGCCCAGGAGCTGGCGGCGCAGGGCAAGCTCGTCTCGCAGTATCCCGAGCTGAAGAACGAGAAGAGCGAGTTCTTCCAGCAGACCGCTCTGGAATACGGGCGCCTGAAGAAGATGGGCGTGTCGGAGGTGGTCGCCATGGAGATGGCGGCGGAGCGCACGGAACTGAGCTTCCTGCGCGAGGGCAAGATGAAGACGCCCGCGCAGCAACGGGCCGATGCCGAAGCCGATAAGGCCCAGGCGCGGCGCGATCGCGCGGCCGCTGGGGCCGGAGACCGCGGGTCGCGGCGGCCGGCGGAGACCGAGGAAGACGGCGAGCTGGACGACGAGCAGAAACAGATCGCCATCCGCATGCTGGTGGACGACAACACGACGCCGGAACAGGCCGTCGAGAAATACAAGGCTCGCGCCAAGCAGGGCGTGAAGATGCGCGGAGGGTTTAGATAATGGCAAAGGCACGAAACATGCCCCCGGCGGCGCCGGATCCGGCGCGCCAGGCAAACGAGAAAGTGCTCGCCGACCGCCAGGCGCGCATCGACGAACACATGAAGGCCATCCCGGACCTGGGTCTCGATCTGAAAGCCGAGGTGCCGGAGAGTGCCGAGAAGTTCTTCGCCGGCAATGGCATGGACGAGTGGGACAAAAAGGCTTTCGGCGACCCGGCGCGGACGACGACGCGATGGGTCTACGGCCCCGATCCGCTCATCGACACCTGCCCGGCCCTGCTGGCGGCCATCGAGAAGGAAGGGCTGGATGCCTACGCGGAGTTCACCCGCGCGGCGATCCTGCTCAAGGAGCACGAGGCCGTGCCGGATCCGATCATGCGCCGAGGCTTGTACGCGGCCATCAAGAAGTTCGGCAAGGAGCAGGTGGCCGACGCCTTTGCGGCCCGCATCCTGAAAATCCCCGCGCGCCAGGTGGAGTACGAGATCGGCGACGAAACCTTCGGGGATCCGCTGCTCCTGGGATCGAACGCCCTGCGCGACACCGTGGTGCGCTGGGGCAACGAACCGGGCATGAGTTATAAGTTTCTCTCCCAGCGCTGCATGGACGTGCTGGGCTTACGCGGCTACGTCATCGTCAAGGACGACTGCGGAGACCCCGTCAAAGCCGGGACGCTCTACCTGGGCAAGATCCCCATGGCCGTAGCGGAGGGGCGGCGGCGCAAGTACTCCGAGGAATCCGAGCAGCGCGTGAAAGACGCCGAGGAGGAATATCTGGTCGAACAGGACCGCCTGGTGCGCGGCGCCGGCGCGCGCGCGGCGGGATCGAGGCCCCTCGCGACCGGCGAGCGAGTGCGCGCCACCGCCAGCGAAACCGAAGCGCTAGTGGGCAGCGAGCTGGAGATGGGCGTCCATTTCGAGCGGCAAACTTAAAACTTTTCTCCCCACGCTGGCGAATATCCCAGCGTGGGGGGAATTAAGTAGTGGCCAATCCGAACAGTCCTTTTGGGTTTCGACCGGTGAGCCGCGTAGGCGGTGGCCCCTGGTCCATCAACCAGTACGGCAAGCCTTCGACCGACGGCAATTACGCCATTTTCGTGAACGACATGTGCCAGAAGGCGGCCTCCAGCGTGGCGGACCCCACCGGCGCGGGTAACCCGATGCCGGGCGTGCAGTCCGGCGCCAACGGCAGCCCGGGAACCGGCCCCTGGCTCGGCCCCAGCCTGAACTGGGGCGCGATCTCGACGGCCACCCCGCACTATGTGGCGGATGAGGCGGACCTGATCATGATCGCGCAGACGGACGGCACCACGTCGATCACCACGGCTTCGCACGTCGGCAAGAACGCGAACATCCTTCTGACCGCCGGCTCGGCGACCACGAAGATGTCGCAACACACGATCAACCACACCGGTATCGCGACCACGAATTCGCTCGACTTCCGGTTGATCGCAGTCACGAACGAGCAGCCCAACGCCGAGGGCGTCTACGCCATCGTCGAGGTGGTCTGCAACACGCACTTCTACGCGCCGAAAAGCACGGGCACGTAAGAAGCGCGGCTGGGTTTTGTTTTCGATGGCGGGAGTTGGGCACAGACCCGGCCCCGCCAACGGTTTGCTTTGGAGGGGTTTTAGATGTTTATTCGGACAATTTTTCCGGACCTGTTCCTGCAGTCCATGCTGCCCGCGATCGACGAGGTCATCATGACCAAGTACTCGCGGTTTCCCGACGAGTTCGTCGAGGTCTTCCGGATGGAAAGCTCCTCGCGCTCCGTCGAGCAGACCACGGAAGTGACCGGCTTCGGCCAGTTCGCGGTGATCCCGGAAGGCCAGGGCACGCGCTACGACGAGGCGCTGCCGGGCTTCAACAAGACCTACATCCACGCGCAGTACGGGCTGGGGTTCAAGGTCTCCAAGGTGGCCATGGACGACGACAAGTTCGGGGTGGTGCGCAAGCTCGCCACCGAACTCGGGCGCTCGGCCAAGGAAACCAAGGAAGTCGGCGCGGCCAACGTCTTCAACACCGGGTTTACCTCCGCCATCGGGCCGGACGGGACATACCTGTTCTCGACCACGCATCCGCTCATCGGCGGCGGGAGTCAGACCAACAAGCTGTCGTATGCCAGCGATCCGGACGTCACCAGCATCCAGCTCGCGCTGACCGACATGCGGCAGACGCTCGACCATCGCGGGAAGCGCCTGCGGATCCCGACCAAGAAAGCCATCTTCCCGGCGCCCCTGGAGTTCATCGGCGCGGAGCTGTTGGGTGGCTCGGACCGGCCGGACACGGCCAACCGGACCATCAACGCGTTCCGGCGCCGCAGCGGCATGCCCAGCTTCGATAGCTGGATGGTGTGGGACTACCTGACCGATCCCCACGCCTGGTTCCTCGAAGGCGAGAAGAGCGACACCGAACTGCGGTTCTACGACCGCGAGGCCTTCAACACCGTGCACGACATCGATTTCGATTCCCGCTCGGTCAAGACGGCCGGCTGGATGCGGTACTCGGTCGGCTACAACGGGTTCTACGGCATCTACGGCGTGCCGAGCTCGTAAGGGGGAGTCATGGCAAAGACGCAAGCGCAGACCACCACGGGCCGCACGCGGATCAAAAACGGCTTGTCGGTCACGCTCTACGGGGCGGGCGCGAAGGGGCACGAGGGAACGCTGGGCGGCGTAGCGCCGGTCGGGGCAGGTCTCGAGCCGGGCGTGGTCACCGCCGTGCCTGCCGGACAGGTAGCTAGCCCTCTACAGGTGGAGCAGCCCGAGGGGACGCCGGTCGCCGGGATCGACTCGACCTTCGGTCTTATGACCGGCGGCAATCTGGCGAGCCGACACTACACCATCATGGTGCCGATTTCGGCGGCGAACATCACCGACGCGGGGGCGGGGCACCTCGGCCATGCCAACGGCTACACCTTGGTCGCGGCGCCGGGAGCCGGCTATTGCCTGGAGCTTGAAGGCGCAGTGATGAGCTATGCCTACCTGACCGCCGCTTACACGGGCGGCGGGAACGTGACCGTGAACGTCGGCGGCGGCGGCTCGGCTCTCACGGGGGTCATCTCGGCGGCCAGTTCGCTGGGCGCAGGCGCCAGCAACATCACCCAGTTCGTTCCTCTATCGGCGGCCGGCCTCACTCTGACCGCCAATACCGGTTTGGCCCTCGTGGCAGCCTCGGCTTTCACGCAGCCAGGCACGGCGGCCGGCACGGTCAAAGTATTCGTGACCTACCGGGTTCACAAGCTCTAAGGCTCGCTCATGCAAAACAAAGCGATACGCCGCAACGTCCTGCCCCAGGTGGGCGCCACCTCCGGGCAGACGAAAACCTCGCAGGTCGAGCAGAACACTTGGGGGCGCGGCATCCGTTTCTACGTGACACTGGCTTCCATAACGGCAGGCGGAGGAACCGATTCGCTTTACCTGTGCGCGCTGCCTCCCGGCAGCGCTACACCGATTTCTCTCGCCGGATTTAGCGCCGTCAATCTGCTTTCCCAAACCGGCACGTTCGTCTTCGACTTCTATCCCGGAGCGTGGCTGCCTCCCGCTGGTATCGCCGCCGCGGGGAACCTGCTCGGTACCGCCGGCGTGCACTTGCCACTGTCCTGGGCTGTCCGGGTCGTCTTCGGCGTGGGCAACGCGGCGACCATCGCGATAGACGCCGAAATCCTACCTTAAAGAGGGATCATGAAACTCGCAGGCCCTGCTCCCGACGCTGTGGAGTGTGTTATCCTTCCTCTGACCGCATATAGTTCTGACCGCCGCGAGGGTGAAGCGCGGAAAAAGGTTTGTACAGACCTCGCTTCGCTTTTCCTCCGCTTTTCTGTATTTGTTCTCACGGCGGTGTGCGCTGCGGCGAGAAACGCCAGGCGCGTTCAGGTACCCGTCCCTCGAAGGCGCTCAGCTCGCGCACGAGCATGTCGGGATTCATTTCAGCGAGCTTGGGCGGTCAGTAAGTGGGGGCAGGGCGACGACGTAGGAAGTATTATGGTTGCCTGTTTTCGAGTAAAGTAGTAGGATTGAAGGCGAACCGAGGCAACGTTATCACCGTCGCCTCGGCTCTGACCAGACCGCGCCAATGGAGGGCGCGCCTGGCGTTTCTCGCCGCGATCGCCGCTTTCCACTGGCGAATAACCCAGCATGACCTGGGGCCAGCTCAGATTCCAGCTTCAAATCTCCCTCCCCGGCGTATTGCTCGACTTGCTCGACGAGTGGCTGAACGGCCGCTACGAGCAGGTGCTCGAAGCCACCGCCTGGAAAGGACTGAAGTACCGGGCCACCCTCCAAACCACCGCCGCGTACCAATCCTCGACCGATTCGGTCACTCTCACCGTGGGTTCCACCGCGGTGACGGGCCTTTCCACTGCCTGGGTTTCCGGGCAGACCGGCCTGCAATTCTACCGGCCGGGCGACACGGTGGTTTACACGTTCACCTATGTCTCGGGGACCAGCGCCACGCTGGATCGGCCGTATGAAGGGAACGGCAGCGACGCCGCCGGCACCGTGTACAGCGGCTCGGCGTATGTGCTGATGCAGGACATCTACCCGGTGCCATCCGACGTGCGGACCGTGGTGGCTTTGGGCGATCCAACCACCGGGCGCTTGCAGCGATACATGTCCATCGCTGAAATGGAACGGAGCTGCGGTCCCCGGACGCTGCTCGCGAGCCCCGCATCGTGGGCGCTCTATGACGACTCGCCCGAGAACAGCCCGCCGGTGTTGCACCAGCTTCGGCTTTTCCCGCCGCCCCTGAACGCGCGCGGGATCCCGGTCGAATACGTCCACACGGCCGTGGGGTGGGACGGAAGCACCACAAGCGGCTCGCCGCTGCCCTTCGTGAGCAGTTCGGTGCTGCTGTATGGCTGCCGGGCCGACGGCTACGGCTACCTGGCGGGCAAGACCGACGCGCCGGGCGAGAAGTCGGCATA